GCCTTCCGGCATTTCTAGGGATGTTTGATAGCCCTGGTTCCTCCAACTGGTTTTCCCAGTGTAAGAGTAACTCCCTTTAATAAAAGGAATGAACAAACTTCAAACGAAATACAATAAAAAGCGTGCTAGCCGCTATAACCTAGTAATTAAAATTACCAAAGTTATAATCAGCATCACCTACTTCTTTGCTGGTAAAGATGATAAACTCCCCCCAATTGAACAATTGGAGAAATTCCTTGAAGGAATGGAGTTCATGATCCAACACAGGGGCTTAACAGAGACAATCCGTCTATACAAAGAATATTATCGTATAGCACAGAAAATCATGCTAAGCCTACCATTCAATGCCTTACCGTTTCACAAAACGATAAGGGGGACTGATGTCCCACTGGCATTAAAGGGATTGTATCCATACTTGAAATCTGGTCACAAGTGGCCAAGAAGAATAGCAATTACAATGTGTCGTGCCTATACTTTATTAGTCACTACACCGAAGCCCGATCTCGAACCAATATTAAGTGAGGGATTGCAAATACCCCCAAGTAAGTTGGACGATTTTAGAGCCATGTGTGTCGAATTACTACAACCACAAGAGTTACCGACCTATGAGGTAACATGCTGGAATTTCTCCAGTGCCAAAGGTCCGAATGGCCAAGCAGTATTGACATCTCACCTGGATGCAATTGCACTCAGACGAGAGGGTCTCCTTCCAATATGGAGGGAGATTGCCAATGCTGTGTACCATCCTTTGAGAAGTAGTATGGATAATATCCTAAGTACTTTCAAAGATTCACAGTATCCAAATGCTGTGAGTGGACGTTTAGCTTATCTACCTGAAAAGGGGGGTAAGACTAGGGTTATAGCCATAGGTGATTTCTGGTCACAAGAGCTGCTCAAGGGTTTCCATAAGATCCTAATGAAGATCTTATCTGAAACTTTTAAGGGCCCTGATAGTACTTTCAATCAGGATGCAGGTTTCACGCGCGTTCGAATAGAATCACGCGGTAAAGGATGTTACTCCTTTGACCTTAAAGCTGCAAGTGACAGAGTTCCTATGGTATTACAAAATATAATTCTAGAAACACTTTGGCCATCAGTAGGGAAACAAATAGGAGCCCTATTGTCGCAAAGAAAATTCTATGCGAAGGATCGAGATCCTGTGCAATGGAAAGTAGGTCAACCATTGGGAATGTATTCCTCATGGCCCCTATTTACTCTCACTCACCACATCCTCATCCAAATGGCTGGAGCACTTGTCAATAAGCAGGATTTCAGGTGCTACCAACTATTAGGTGATGATGTTGTGATCTGGGATAAAGAAGTTGCAGGCGCGTATGTTAAATTAATGGAAACATACGGAGTGACAATCTCTAAAGAGAAGTCACTTATTTCACCCGACCACTCCAAAGGAGAGTTTTGCAAAAGACTCTTCCTTGAAGGGGTTGAGTTATCACCCCTATCACTCAATGTAATACAGAATGCTGGTGTATCAATTTATGATATACCACTTCTATATGCACAGATGAGAGACAGGTTCGGACTACCATCCTTCCCTCTTGGACATTTGTTCTTTGAGAGCTTCAAATTAGGTAACAAGAAGAATAACTCGAAGTGGTATCTTTCGATACTCATGGGCATGATGGAAACAATCCAAGGGCAATATGTTGAATACCCTTGGTGTCTCCTAACAGATAGCCGTAGCACCCTTATTAAAGGGTTATCTACATACTATACTGAGAAACGTGCCAACTCTATCTTTCAAACCAACGGAAAAGGCAAACCTCGAGTTAGAACAATCGAGGAGCTTGAACTTTTCCTTAAGAAAGTAGGTATAGTGGTTCCAAGCTCACTACTACAACCAGCTATGGGTGACGGGGATGACCCCCATCCAATCGGGTTGATGATAAATGAGAAAATTGGTACACTAGGTTGGTCGGAGCTGTTAAACAAACATGCTCCGCGACCTGACGCAACACCGGTTCAATATATGAAACATATGAAAGAACCTGTTTACTTGGACATTACCCATTTCCTATATAAGGATGAGGATAAATCCTTACCGCGTGCTATTTTAAGTTTCTTCTTTGAAGCCGCCAAATGGCTGCCCAAAGATGATGAACTTAACAGCACTAATAGCTCAATTATGAGTTATTAATAGCAAAGAAGCCCTGTGTACGATTTATCGTATACCGAATCTGGTAGGTTAATCCAGACCGTAGCTGATTATCTGAAATCCCG